TCATCAGTGCAGTGGGGTGGTTGTATCCAAAGTCAAGGCCATAGACGTAGTTGACAAACCTAGCAGGTCGGTGAGGTAGGAAGGTCCACTGAGAGTAGATGTTACTCTTGCTTATGGCTTTCTCACCTAGCGCATAGATTTGGTATAGTGCCTCATCTGTTCTCTTGAGGTCTTCTATCTGCGCTCTGATGCTCTGAGGTAGGAATGGGTTATCCTTGTACGTTGACTTGATGAGGATGCTCTCCTCAGGTGGTAGCTCATACAGCCACGAGGTACTCTCACTAGGGTTGTAGTCAAAGATTAGCTTAGACTCTGTCCTCATGTTCAGCTGAGTGAAGTCATCGAAGTATAGCTCATTGGCTTCGTTACACCAGGCTATGTCTCTCTTCCTCCCTCGTATCTTCTGCTCATCATCCACACTAAAGAACTCCACGATGGACCCATTGCTGAAGGTGTAGATGTGTTCACTCTTGTTGTGGTCCTCTATGCTGTAGATGTTCAGCTCCTTGAGTATCTCTATGAAGTCTCGCATGACCGTTGCCCTCAAAGCAGGGAAGGTCTTACGAATGATACTAACTACCTTGTTGTTGTTCTGCAGGCAGTAGATGATAATAAGCTGGCATAGGCTATAAGTCTTTGAACTCCTACTACCTCCCTCATTGATAACAAACCTAATGCCCTGGTCATTCAGTGCCTCATAGTTTTTCTCAAAGATTACTGTGCTTTTTATCTCCATGTGCTATCTGATATGCATGCATTAGCATTGCCATCTGCCGTTGGTCTGTAGCTACTGCCATCCTGTCTATCTTTACCTGCGCTCCCTTCATCCTGTAGATGTAGTCCTCCACCACAGCACACATGAAGTCAATCTGCATCAGGTCGTACTATGGTTACTTTGATGCTGTCTATCTTCTCCCCCTTGGTGGTGGTGTCCACTCGCTCAGTTAGGTTGTTGAGTCGCTGAGTTATGGAAGCATTGTATTGACCAACCATGCCACCTTCAATTTGGTCTTGACGGATTGCCTCTTCTATGCGTGAGCAGATTGTCGTAAACGCTGAATATCTCCCTTCGTAGTTTGCAAAATAATCTTGAACACTCTGCCCTCTATCAGCAGCAAAGGTCCTGAATCCAACTTGAGTAAGTGGTCTCTCCAATGGGACAGCAGTAGCCTCACCTGTCTTGTTAGATAGTGAATAGCTGAATCTTGGGTTTTCTTTACACCACCTTTTATAGGCTTCGTATAGATCCCACATTGCTTCGGGAGTTTCTATGTGTTTTGGTCTCATATTAATTGTCCTATTCTGCCTAGTTGTTTAATAACATCGGCATTGTTATCATAATGCTTAGATATGCCAAGCTGTAGTATTTGCTCAATCTTTGCCTTATTGCTACCCATTGCATAGATGCGTGAATTAGGTATCCCAATTTCTTTTGCCCTGGTTAACATTGGCTCAGTATTACTGCGTGCTGAAATGATATAAACATCTGCACCTTTAGCAATCCATTGCTTAGCTAACTGCATCCCTTTCTCAGTGGTTAAAGTCTCATCATAGTCAAATGATATTTTCTCAGGAGCAAATGCCCTACGATAAGCACCAACAGGTCCATCATAGATAGACTTGCATACAGCATATCTTTGAGCTTCATCAGGATACTTAGACATTGGCTCAGGGTCAACCATGCACCTTGAGATAAATGCCTCCTCAGTTTCCTTAGGCTTCGGTGTTGGCATCGGTCTCTACTCCTTTATATTTCTTTGATACTTTGACTTCCTCCTCGAATAGGTATTCCAATCCTCTTGAGATATAGTATTCAGCATCATTAGCTGTCTCCTCAGTTACTGTGAACGAGGTTTCAAAATTACCATTGTAGATGGTTACATAGGTACCTAGGTACTCACTCTTTACTTTCTTTGTCATATTCGTATTGTTGTGTAAATATCCATGCGTAATAAAAAATTATCCATAAGCCAAAGGCTTTCTGTACCATCTGCACATTCTCCCTCAATAAAAAGAAAGCACCTGTAACAGCAGTGAATGTAGCTAGTATGCTAATTATCTGAGATAGTCTCATATCTATATTGTATTTCCCTAAGATTTTGTTTAATTTCTTTAATCAGGTAGTGAGCTGAGGTGACCGGTATATCAAAATACTTGGCCATGCTTCGAGCTGTTGTGTACCCTTTATCAATGTATGCCTCAAAAACTATCTTATGCACGTTGTCTACTATGTCACTACGGTATATTTCAATGATACCTTTCTGCGTGCTGTAGATTAAATCATCCTGTATCTTGTGCTTTAGATCATCCTCATCATCTAACTGCTCGCTGGGCTCATACTCCATAGAGTTCAGCCTATCATGTTTGTGGCTAAGTGATGTGTTCCAAAGGATTTGGTACTTAATGGTGTTTAGCAGAAAGCTCTTTACTTTATCCTCACTTGTGGTATCTTCGTTAATGGTAAGAACGTGCAGGTAGCTATTATTTATGACAGTATCAGCCTCAATGTTACTGCTCATTTTATTGAGAAAGTAAATTGTATATGCTCTCACCTCATCGTAATGATTACTAATGTACCTGTCTAAGAGCTTTTTCATACCATATCATAAAGTCTTTATACCATACCTTTCTACGAACTGATGCACAAAAGCACTCTCTCGGTTGCACCCCATCATACTTGGTCCTTATCTTGAAGAGCTGAACGCATGAATGCTTAGAATACTTAATAGCATCCTCCAAAGCATCTATCTTATCTACTGTATCTATGTCAACTTGTTCAAACATAATTCAAGTATATAGGCACACAGTGCCACTTCACATGCCAGGATAAAATCAAACGTGCAAATCAATGTAAGCCAAAAGGCTACGCACTTAATACACATCAATGCATCCATTAAGTACATAGCCCAAGTCTTTGACACCGGTATCTTCAATAAAGTTGCTTGTATTGGGTCAAAATTTGTCCACCACCAAGCAACAGCAATAAATCCTATGAGTTCCATCGGCGTAAATATAGCTTAAAAAATGCATCATACAACTCACTACCTACATTTTCACCCTTCATAAACCTATAAAGTTTTGCATAGTTTATATTCATATCCTCAGAAAGGTGAGTCATCTTATAGCGTTTAGACAGCCATGTGCTGAGTTCATTACGCATCCATGTTGATAACTCTTGATCCTCAGAAAGGTAAATCGTCACTGCTCTCATCTGTTGTAGTGTTAAATTTAGCTTTCAGATTGTCAATGGGTGAGCATAGGTTAATTGTCCATGCCTCCACAGTGTTGAAATATTTGGTAGTTCCATCAGGTGCTTCCCAAGATCTTCCTTTGAGCTCATAAGATACCTCAATCACATCTCCTGTTTTGATGTTATCAGCAAGCTCGCACTTATCCTGGGTAAGGTCAAATGTAACATATTGCGGATAATCTCCATCAGTCTTGAGGGTTATTGCTCTTTTTTTGAATTTGTCGCTCACTTGTTTAGTTGGTGAAGTGAACACCACTTGGCCTTTGAATTTACTCATTTGTTTATATTTACTTCGTTATCATTTAATATCTCTAAAAACTCCTCTCTAATGGCTTCTACTATCTCAAGCTGACCGCTTGGGAGTTCACTGTACTTATAGTGCCTCCTGAGCATTGTATTGACATCCCAAAGGGCATTGTACATTGCAGAGGCTTTAATTGCTATGTCGTACTCGTGCTGGTCTTCGGGTAGGTTAAATTCTATTGTTGCTTTCATATCATTTCTATTTAATATATGTGGTAATTTTTACCCCTTATTCTTTATTGATTTGTTTTTCATAGTAGCAATATCAGGATAAACCTGACAGCAATGATACGAAACATAATTAATTTATTTGTTAAAGGTTTCATTGTAGTAATTTTCTGCCATTCTATTATAGAATATACTTTGTCTATCTGATTGCTGGTCGCTTCGTCCATCTCTATAAGAATTAACTATCTGCTCTTTCTCCATCTCTTTGGCTTGGTCATATACTTTCCAATTGTAATTTCCTTCAGTCAATTGCTCAATCAACCATTCTACTGCTGTCTGATTTTTCATAACTTATTTTTCTTCTTGATTAAACATTTCATCAAATCTTTTAATTGCAATAGCTGCCCATTTATAACCTGAATCCATGTCTGTTGCATTTGCAGCATAAACATATGCTACATAAACATCATACCATAGCTTACGTTTAATTTCTAATAACTCTTTTTCCTTTGCCGATTTAATTGATGCTGGGCTTTGCGGTAATGGTGTCTGCATAACTAATCCTTATTAAATGTTTCGTTGTAAAATTCTTCTCTAGTCATTATTTTGTATTTAATTGGTTACTAACTTCTTTGTAAAACGCAATGGATGCAATCAGCTTCTCAGCCATTTGAATCTCAAGTTCCTTATCTCTTTCAAACCTAATGAATGTAATGCGCTTAGATGGCTCAATATGATCAACATAATGCAGTGAGCTGTTATCGAAGTCACCCAATAGCTCAGGTGCAGTAGATACCATTACATAGCACAGCTCAAAGGTTGGCATATCATACAGCCACATATAAGCTCTACCCTGCCACTCATAGTCATTTAGGTCTTTTAGCTCATAAGTAGTTGCAGGAAACGTATCCAATGACCATGAGGTCTTGATGTCTATGATTAGGTCATCAGTGAGAATATCACAGCTACCAGTCAACCATTCATTCTCTGCCCTCTGTTCGTGTTTCTTATAGCTTTCAAACCGTACCAGGTTAAGTAGGTCAATACTATCCTGTTCTTGTGCAAGTCCTTTAGTGATGTACTTGTTATTGATTTCACTACGGTAGTCATAGAAATCCTCCTTAGCTTTCTGAATGATATAGGTTTTAGCTGTTTGGCTCAATGCCTCCCCTTTAGTCCTAGAGGAGGTCATTAGTTTTCCTAGTTGTGATGCTCTGAATTTCATAGCTGTGCCTCCTGTTCTTTAGTTAGGTTGTATTGCTCTTTGATTTGCTCGGCAGAGTATCTACCATCATTCACAGCCTTAAGTGCTTTGACCCATCTATCCCCATCTAGGGTAGGTTTTGCCTTGGGTGCTTTGGAAGCAGCTTCGCCATCATCATCTATTGCTTGTAATGAAAGGAGAGATACAAGCGTATATCTACGGAAGTAAGTAATGGCACCACCAAGCTTCTGTGCATCTGTGATGGGAGGTAAGTCAATGTGTGACTCTATCACATCATCACTATCAATGTCAATTATCTCAGTGAATACCTTACCATCTTTTACTGGTTGTAGTAGTAGCAAACCACAGTCTAATAGGATAGGCTCTACAGTATCAATGATAGAATTGATATCAGCATAGTTTCTTTTCAGATGGGGATTGGTAGCGTTCTTTACCACTCCTTTAATTGACTGCTTAGCCAAGTGAAGTTTCTGATAGATGTTTAGTGTTGTTTTAGCCTCTTCAACCTGAGGTGTTTTTCTAGGTGCTGTCATGTTAATTGTGTTTAATTTCTACAAATATACAAAAAAAGGTTATTGATTTACAAATGTGTTAAAAAATTCTACAAAATCATCAAAATTAGTGGCAATGTAATAGGTGCCTCCTGCCCTCTCAATGTTCTCCTGGTACCTCTTCTGAGCATCGGACTGTCTATCCTTACCTATCTTCACTTCAATCTTGACTGACCTGCCCTTAATGGTAGCAGATATATCAGCACTTCCTGCAGTGGATGTGCCTTTGGTCCATGTCACCCCAATTACTCTTCCATCGGTTGTTTTTTTCTCTCTTGCTGTGCCCATTGTGTTAATGCGTTCAGCTTGGTAGCCATTGTAGTTAATAAAATCACAGATAGCTTTGGTTAGCCCATTGGCTGTTTGGTCTTTGTACATAGTTTTTGGTATATAATCAGGTGGATAATTAGGATGAGTAATGGCATAGCGTTGTAGTTTAAGCTCATGCATCAGGGTTTTATATTCTTTTTTCATATCTCTACTTCATTAATTTCAAAGTATCTGCCATGGGTGTCTCTGTTCTTTAAGAATTTCAAACCTTTATAGTTGCAATAAATCTGCACCCATTTGATGTACTTTCTACTGTCTAAGTCTTTGAAGCAATTGCAATCATTTTGGAAGGATTCTAAAGATGCTTTGTTATAGTGCCTGATGTTTAATGCGATATTGCCCTCAGCAACAAAGTCATAAAACTCCTTAGATGTGTTCTGAATAAACCTTTTTGCATCGGCATTAATTGACTTGCTTTTAAGTAGACCATTCTTAAGGTACATCTGCAGATTAGACAGCATGTAGTTATCAAAGTTACTCCATTCATCTTTTGTCCATTCATCAAAAAGTAATTTACCATATTCATCTTGTGGGTTACGCTGGCTGTTGAAGTATTGAAAGAACTCTATCTCATGCCTTCTACGATCATGCGAGGTACCTGCACCACTTATCACATAGTTGGTGGTTATCACAATTTTGGGTGAGCGTTCAAATGGGATGTATATCTCATCCTTGTTTTTTCTGTTTACTGGTATGCCCTCAGTGATTAGTGAAAATAATTGCTCAAAATCAAAGTGCTTTTTAACATCATCAAAGGCAAGCACCTGAGTATCTACGTTCACCCTTTGGTACACAAAATCATTCTTACTAGGATTGTATGCCTTGCCATCTATCTTAATAATTTTGCGAATGTTACCAATAGCAGTTAGCATTAATGACTTACCACTTCCCCCATTAGGGTTATCATCTATCTCTTGGTCATTGAAAATGATTGCTTTTTGGTCAGTCTTATCTTTGTAGGTGTGGATGAGGTATCCTAGTGTTGACTCCATTGCTAGTACCCTCTCTTCATCCTGGTTAGATACCTTGGAAACGAAGTCTTTGAAGTGGTTATCGTGTATCGCAATTTGACTATAATTTCTTTTAATGATTTGCTCCCTCCAAATATAACCATCAATGTCAATGTAACTTAAAAGTTTCACCTCATCCTTAGTTACCTTGACCACTCCATTGGTGAAAGGGATATAGGAAACATATCGGCTATCCTGCAGGATACGCATATCAATTGACTCCAGCATGTTTAGATGGCTGTCAGTAAATAGCTGGGCGCTCTTAGCACAATGGTTGTACACGTCAAGCTCACCTTTAGCAAGGCAGTACTTTAGCACAAAATCTTTAATTAGCTCTACTGAACTCTCAGATACCTTATTCTCTTCAATGTAAACATAGGTAGGCTTGTTGCTTCTTTCAGGATAGTACTTAGCGAAGCCATGTTTATGCAGGAACTTAGCGTAATCAATCGGCACTATGGTTATCTTCTTACCATCAGCGTTCCAAAAGACATCATCTGAGTTCTGCACCTCATCTTTTACTGATTCGATAATAGTACCAGATACACCTAACTGCTTTTGGATGTCATTCTCATCAATACCTTCCTTTAGTTTTAGCTTTACCTTGTTGACAGTGTAGCTATCTTCAAAGTACCTGGTATTAAAATTACTTGACTTATAGGCATTGCTCACAGTGTTATTTATTTCACTTGCTGTGAAGTCCTCCTTCTCATATTGGAGCAGATATTCTTTCGCTGCATATTGGTCCACTCCATACTCACACATACAACAAGCTACCTTGAAGGTCCAATTGTTTCTACCCTGTTCAAACACCCCATAATTAAACTTCATAACAAGCTCAATGATGCGGTCTTCATTCGCAATGGGTAGCACTGCTATCTTCTCTCCCTTGTGGTATCCTTTATCTTGTGTAATGGATATGAAGACCTCGCAGAACTCATTAAAGTATGCAGTTGGGTCATGTGATTCAAAGCACACCCTGCTGATATTGCTATTGGCTGAGTCGAAATAGTCACTATTGATATATTCTTTGTAGGCTTCAAATCTTCTTTTATGCTCAAACTTATCTGACTCCGGTACTCTGATAACTACTTTAAGTCCATTGCCTGATGGGGAGGTAAACAGCATATAGACATAGGGACAGTTCATTAAACGCTTCCGTTCTGCTGTCAAAGTTTCCTTATCAGGATACTTGTCAAAGTCTAGCACACACAATCCGCTGTGCTGAATGAGTCCATCATCCTTGCGCTCGCTAAAGGTACCGTTAAACATGATTGCCATAAGCTGTAGCTTGCTATCACTGTCACCCTCTCTTATTTTGGCTATCTTTTTAATGAGTTCTGGGTTACCTTCTTTAATTCTTTGGTAAACTTCACTTGCTTTTAAAGTGAAGGGTGTTTCTTTTGAGCCATAAAGACTCCTAAAAACTGATAAATTTGGATTAAACATGGTGTAAATGTATTAAAAATGACGATAAATGTACGATAAATGACGATAAAATATAAACATCGTCATGGCTGTAGGTCAATGCTGTATTGTGTTTCAGATATTTCGTGACGGTATGACGATGATTTTTGATGTGTAACTATTTTTTTTGTAGTCTTAAAATTGACACCCCTATATAAGAGAAGCGTCACATCGTCATAGTGTCATTAAAAAAGGAGGCCGAGACCTCCTAATCCTAGACATATCACCAATTAAACACATTTCAAATGTAAATCATTCTTTGTCATATAGCGTCATTTGTTGATAAAATAGCGTCATTTGTTTCATAAAATTTCTTAACCATTCTTTCCTTTATCCTGTCTAATTGATACATAGACCGGCACTCAAAGATATCTTTCTCCAGGTTACGCTCAATGGATGCCTTTGGGATGTTTTCAATGATCTCCCTGTATAGATGTGTATCATACAGGTATAGATAGTCTTTAGATTGTTCCCACCACTCAGCATTGTTGTACAGATGGATGATGCTTCCATGAGTCATATCAAACATATTAGCTATTGTTATCCATTTCAAGTCATATTTTCTGAGCTTGTGAATGAGGTATGCTTTCTTATGTATGATGTGGCTCTTTCTATTTGGTTTATGCAGGTTATCTTCACAGATAATTTCAAGGCATTTTTGTTCTAGTGTCATAGTTCTTGAATTTTATATCCCCATTGGAGGTATTGTTCTAATGTTTCAGGTTGTTCATTATTTGGATAAGCAAAATTAAGCTGCCATAGGAATCCTTTATCATCCATCCCCATGTAGCACCATGTGCCACCATCAGGCTCTACTGTATCTTCGAGCCACATTCTGTAGTATTTTGTGTATTTCATTTTTTCTCAATAAAGTATTTGTAATATATATCTTTTTGGACTTTGTAATCTAGCTTTTCAAATAGCTTAAAGTATCGGTAGACTGTTCTTTCACTTGTACCTAAGTACCTCGCTATTGATTGCACTGTCCTGGGCTTCTCTTGTAGCATCTGCAGTAGTCTTAGTACTCTGTATATTTTATGCTGATTCATGACTTTTGAATTGTAAAGGTTCCTGACAAATGGGTGCCTGCTGCGATGAGCTGTTTTTTCTTCCAATGGCAGAGGGCTTTGCTGTTAAAGTGGTACTGCTCTTTGAGAGTGGCACCATAAAAGTAGGAGAGTGTGTACATTGTTTTGCTTTTAATATGTTCATATAAAGTTCAAAATTAAAGTGGCCGTTTCTCTGCCACCATTCTATCTGTTCTATTAATAGTATCATGGGTAGTCGTTATATTTCCAATCATCCTCATCCTCATAGTAATCAGCATCTAACAAATCCTCAATAAAATGATCACATACATAGTCATATATCTCATTGTGTAGCAATGACTCCTCCTCATCTGTAAGGATGTAGTCCAGGTCAGTGTCATCATCTATAGCTTGTATCTTTGATATCTTAACATCCCACTCATCATGCAGGTCAGTTATCACAAATTCACAAGTACCTGTTGCTGTATCCGTTTCAAAGGTTACAATGCTATTTGTTACTTCTACTAGTTGCATAGCATAAAAATTAATACGTTGTACATTGCTACTAATAAGCCTGCTAATACTGCTAGGCCTCCGATTGTTTCTAATAATAGTTTTTTCATTGTTGTTCAATTTTAAGTTTGTCCATTAATTGGCTGATTGATACCCATCTTGCAGTGGCATTTTTCGTACCTGCATCATCTGCACCGAAGTATTCTACCATCTGCTGTTGCTCTTCCCAAAGTTCTTTCTCAAACTCGAGGATTGTTTTAATCATTTCTTCTTGGTTCATAGTTCAGTTATTTCATAAGTTGATAAATCGTTGTGACTGGTTTCGGCAAGAATTAATTCGCCGTATTTTTTTGCATCCTCGAAATCGTATGCTTCGATTAATTTTGACCAAAGTTCGTTTTGGTCGTTGTCCTGAAATTCAATTCTAAACTTTCTCATTTTGTTTTGTGTTAATTGGTTAAACATGTAGCAAAGATATAGACATTTTCATAAGTGCAAAACTTTATGAACATTCTTAACAATAATTTAACATTGAGAGTTGACAAAATGAGCCATAATAAACGGAATCAATCCGATTATCACACATTATAGTATCAACAAAAAAAAAATTAGAATGATTCTAAATAAGGAATATGTGATTAAATTCACAAAAAATATAGATAAATAAGGGAATAACGCTTAATCTAGGAGAATTTTACTTAATTTTAAGGGGATAACCTTAAATAATCACCGCAAATTTAAGGGTATTACCTGTTAAGGAATTTCCTGCGGTAGATAAACTCTTGATATTTGGTGTAAACAAGATGGTTTACTTTATTGTGTTTGCCGCAATCACGACATTTGAGCCAATGGTGGACAGTACCCGATGCGGTTACTACTTTCTTATTGTATTTTTGGTTTGTACCTGAGCATTCAGGGCACTCGAATTTATCTCCACTATGCTGTACTGCATAATTGTGCTGTGGGGTGGTATAGGAAGTTAGTTTCTTAAAGACTGCTTCTAGGACTTCGACATCTTTTCGGCAATAAGCCACCATCTTATCTAATGCTACCTGGTCTTTCTTAAAAACTATATCCTTCCAAAGGTCCATGCCTCCTGTTTCCATCTTGGCACCAACATTAAGAAACTTGGCAATATAGTCTAGCTTGTTGCTATTGAAATTAAAGTACCTTTTAGCCCATTTAAGAGTGTCTATGGTCTTGGGTGATGGCATAACATCAATACCATGAATTATAGCCCTTGTGCGTATCCATTTAAGATCGAATCTATCCCCATTGTGAGCCACAATTTCATCAGCTTGGTGAAGCACTTTGATGAATTTTTTAATCATGTCCTTGTCGCTTTGAGATTTGGACCATGTAAGGCTGTGAATCTCATCCTCCCCTTCCCATTTGTAGCAGATGCAGATGATTGCTCTCTCGTGAATGATGTCACCTGGGTTAATGGTTAGGTTGTAACCGGATCTCCAAAAGATACCTACGTTAAAGGAGGTCTCAATGTCGTAAAAAAGTCTCTTTCTCATAGGCTTTTGTATGCTAATACTATTCTATCAATGATACCTTTCTGCACTAAGAAGCGCACTAATGTACCAACAATAAATGATATTAACACCATCCACCAATTAATTTTGTATTTCACCACCTGCGTAGCCTTGGCAGTTTTCCATTTGGTTTGCCCTTGTATCTTAATAGTTTTGACCCTTTCTTTATATTCAATGCGTGTTTGAAATCTAGTTTTTGGCACATAGATATTGTTGAATTTAATCACAGTATCCTTAGTAGTAAAGAATTTTTCGTATACAATCGAATCAAATCGTATCACTGGGATGCTGTCTAATGTAGTTATGCGAATGGTATCACTATCCTGAATAACTTTAAGCCCATTCTTAAGGGCTTTGTTGTAATGGTACTGAGCACGCTTAGCAGGTGAGCAGGCGAGCAATACTAGCAGAAGTGGTAAAAGGTATTTCATAGGTTTTGTAGCATTTCAATCATACGAGGGCATGGGTAAATATCTGATTTGTCTTTTCTTACTGAATTGTGGGTGTAGATACCAGGTGTACCCTCAAAGGCTTTTACATCAATGTTAAATATCTCTGACCGGTATGCCTTAGGTATGTTATATGTTTCGCATAAATACACAAGCAGTTGGCGAGTAGATTCAATCTGCTCATCAGTGTACCTATACCACGCTGTGTGCCCTTTGAATGGCTTGTCGAGTATAGTTACCATCTCTTTCTTTACCTGAGAATTGACGTATGTATAGTAAGCACCATTTTTTTGTTTTAATGGGCCCCAATTGCACACCTCAATACCAACTGAAAGTTTGTTTAAGTTGCGGTAAGGTAGTTTCTTAACAGCGAAATCTGCTGAATCAATGCCTAGATGCCACGCCCAATGTTTGGATGAGAAGCATTGCACTATCTCACCACTGGCACCGATGATAAATGCAGTAGCTATCCTCGTATCATTGGTATTCCAATAACGTGATACCCCTTTAGCATCTCCTGAGCCTGCTGTATGGTGTAAATAAATTTGGGATTTTGGATTTTCTTCTGCAAAGTATTGGTCACTATCCAACCGAACTTGCGTTATCTTGCTTATGTCTAATTTCATCCACCTCTTTTTTAATGTCTTTAGCCCTGGCGAATAAGTTTTTCATTGCTTGCCATAGGTCAAGTCCTTTAACTGATTTGTAGTTTTCGTTAATGCTCATAACTTCAATGGATACAAGTATCAATGCAAGTACTTTAGTCAGAAGCAATGGCACTGAGAAAAATTGAAGGATGATATTGTTAAGGATAAAATGGTCAATCATGTAGAATAAAATAACAGTTATCTCATAAAGCAACATCTTGCTAATGATTGCGCTTAGTCCTCTGCTAGTTATCTTGACTTTGTTTTTTACTGACTTCCAAACACCTGTGATAGTATCTAACACAATCACAAAACCTACCAAAAAAAGCAGGCCTGAGATTGGCATCAAGAAAGTGCATACAGTAGCCACTAACTTTATCCAATTAGACTGCATACTTCCTAGTAAGATAGTGAGCTGTGCCTTCATTACAAGATTAGAATGCTGTTATTGTACCCATTCTCAAGGAAGTTACCACAAAGACCTGTGCAAGTAGTCTGAAACTGATTAATGCAAGAGCAATGGTTAAACATTGGTCTTAAATCGGTGTCAGTATTGGTAGCACTGATGAAGATAGGGAATAAATTACGGTTAGCAAGTAGCCATCTGATAAGACGTTGCTCAAAGAAACTAGCTTTTTGTGCATAGTGCTCCATACCAAAGGCCACTTCTGAACGTGATACACTTGCTGAGTAGTCTCCATTCTGAGTCTGCAAACCTTTGTTCTTTAATTGGTAGGTCAATCCAAATACTGCATCCTCTGCACTTCTCCATGCAATGACAGGCTGAATAAACTCTACCAGATCAATCTCATCTGGTGTCAATAGCTGAGCATTGTACTGAGTGAGCATGTAATTGTAGAACGTAGTGCCTAAGATTGGCTGTATTCTTAATGCCGATTGTGTTGCAATGTATGGAGTTACGTCATTAACATCCACATTGGCTGTAATGGGTGTGTTTGTTTTGAGGTATGCCTCAGTGATAAAGTATAGCATTACTGAGCTGTGT